ACAACAAGGGCAAGGTGGACATGGACGCCCTGCGCCAGGCGGTGTCCAGCGGGCGGGGGATTGGCAAGTCGGCGCTGGTGAGTTGGCTGGTGCTGTGGATGCTGACTACGCGTATTGGCTCAACGGTGATTGTGAGCGCCAACAGTGAGGCTCAGTTGCGCTCGGTGACTTGGGGCGAATTGACCAAGTGGCAGGCGATGATTATTAATAACCATTGGTGGGAGATCAGCGCGACCAAGCTGATGCCCGCGCAGTGGGTGTGCGACTTGGTGGAAAGGGATTTGAAGAAAGGCACCCGGTACTGGGCGGCAGAGGGCAAACTCTGGTCAGAGGAGAACCCGGATAGTTATGCGGGTGTCCACAACCATGATGGGATGATGTTGATCTTTGACGAGGCCAGCGGTATCCCTGATCCGATCTGGGCGGTGGGTGCTGGCTTTTTTACGGAGAATATCCTTGATCGATATTGGTTTGCTTTCAGCAATCCTCGGCGTAATCGGGGGTATTTTTTCGAGTGTTTTAATGCCAAGCGCGAGTTTTGGAAGTCAATGCAAATTGACTCGCGCACGGTGGAGGACACGGACAAGCGGATTTATGAGCAGATCATTGCGGAGTACGGGTCGGACAGTCAGCAGGCGCGGGTTGAGGTTTACGGAGAGTTCCCGGAGAGTGGCGAGGATCAGTTCATTTCGCCGGTAGTGGTCGAGGATGCAATGTCGCGGGACAAGTACAAGGACTTGACGGCGCCGATAGTGATTGGTGTTGACCCGGCGAGGGGTGGTTTGGACTCGACGGTGATTGTGGTAAGGCAGGGCCGGGACATTGTGGCAATCAAGCGGTACAAGGGCGAGGACACAATGGCCGTGGTGGGCCGGGTGATTGATGCGATTGAGGAATACAAGCCCACGCTGACGGTTATTGATGAGGGCGGGTTGGGGTACGGAATCCTTGACAGGCTCAATGAGCAGCGATACAAGGTTCGAGGGGTAAATTTTGGCTGGAAAGCCAAAAACCCGGTGATGTGGGGCAATAAAAGGGCGGAAATGTGGGGTGCGATGCGGGATTGGCTGAAAACAGCGTCAATTCCAAAGGATCGGCAGCTAAAGGCCGATCTGGTTGGCCCCATGAAAAAGCCAAATAGTTCCGGCACGCTCTTTCTGGAAGGAAAGAAGGAAATGAAAGCGCGGGGGTTGGCAAGTCCTGATGCGGCGGATGCGTTGGCGGTGACTTTTGCTTTCCCGGTGGCGCATAGGGAGTATAATGACCGCGAGCATACGGTTCGCGTGTCTGGTCAACAAATGATTACCACTTCTTGGATGGGTGCATAATGATTGCTCAAGATCAAATTGACGCGCTGCAAGATCAGATTGATGAGTTGCGGGAAGAGACTGGCATGGACATTTGGGCGCAGGGCTTTGACGACGGCATTGATGCCGGAAAAGAGCAACTGGGGCTTCAGGCGCTGTCGCTGATTCGCGCAATTGGCCGCGAGCAGGACGAGGCGCTGGCTAGCGAGTTGTTCACCCTGTTGCTGGCGCTGGTTGAGGTTGCGGCTGGGTTTGAGGAAGAGGAAGACGAGGACGAGGAAGAGTAATGGCAACCAAGCCTGGCTTGTACGCCAACATCCACGCCAAGCAAGAGCGCATCAAGGCTGGGTCTGGCGAGAAGATGAATAAGGTCGGTAGCAAGGCTGCTCCGACCGCCAAGGACTTTAAAGACTCGGCGAAGACGGCTAAGAAAAAGTGAGCGATTACACCGGGATTAACGCTGTTGGCAACGTGGCTCTTGGTGGCAAACCACTCAAGAGCGACTCGGATGTCTTGTCCACAGCGCGAGATCGCCTGTCAATGGCAATCTCGGCATACTCTGAGAGTCGAGAGGACGAGCTAGACGACCTGCGGTTCTACGCGGGTAGCCCTGATAACCAATGGCAGTGGCCCGCAGATGTGCTGGCGACCCGTGGTGCGGTGCAAGGTCAGACGATTAATGCGCGGCCATGCTTGACTATAAATAAGCTACCGCAGCACGTTCACCAAATTACCAACGACCAGCGCCAGAATCGGCCTAGCGTCAAGGTCATTCCTGTGGATGACAACGCTGACGTTGAGGTTGCCGAGATTTTCAACGGCATGATTCGGCATATCGAGTACATCTCGGATGCGGATGTGGCCTACGACACGGCTTGCGAGAACCAGGTTGCCTACGGCGAAGGGTACATTCGGATTCTGACTGAGTATTGCGACGACAATACGTTCGATCAAGACATCAAGATCGCCCGTGTACGCAATAGCTTCAGCGTCTACATGGACCCGCTGATTCAAGACCCGTGCGGCAGCGATGCCGAGTGGTGTTTTATCACCGAAGATCTGAGCCAGGAAGAATACCACCGGCTTTTCCCTAACGCATCGCCACTCTCTACGTTAGAAACGCTAGGTATTGGTGACCAGAACCTAAGCCAATGGCTCAACACCAACACGATCCGTATCGCTGAGTATTTTTACTGCGAATATGACACGCAGACGTTGAATTTGTACCCTGGCAACGTGACTGCGTTCCAAGGAACGCCGGAAGACAAAGAGTTGCGGGCGGTTTACGGCAAACCTAAGAAGTCACGCCAAGCGGATCGCAAGAAGATCTGTTGGACAAAAATAAACGGCTACGAAATCCTTGAAAAGCAGGAATGGGCCGGTAGTTGCATCCCTGTTGTGCGGGTGATTGGTAACGAATACGAGGTTGAGGGCCGCATTTACATCAGTGGGCTGGTGCGTAACGCCAAAGATGCACAACGGATGTACAACTATTGGACTAGCCAAGAGGCAGAGATGCTGGCGCTGGCTCCAAAAGCCCCGTTTATTGGTTATGGCGGTCAGTTTGAGGGGTACGAAACCCAATGGAAGACTGCAAACACGAATAATTGGCCGTATTTGGAGGTCAACCCAGATGTAACGGACGGCCAGGGCGCGGTTTTGCCGCTGCCACAACGGGCGCAGCCGCCAATGGCCTCGTCTGGCCTGTTGCAAGCTAAAGTTGGTGCTTCCGAGGACATCAAGTCTGCAACGGGGCAATACAACGCCTCTTTGGGCATGACTTCTAACGAGCGTTCCGGCAGGGCTATTTTGGCTCGTCAGCGTGAGGGTGATGTAGGTACTTACCACTATCAAGACAACCTAGCACGGGCGGTTCGGTACGTTGGTCGGCAATGTGTTGATTTAATCCCCAAGATTTACGACACGCAGCGCATCGCCCGCATCATTGGGCTAGATGGCGAGACGAAGATGGTCAAGATTGACCCAATGCAAGCCGAGCCTGTGCGTAAGATCCAGAATCAAGAAGGGATTGTGATCGACAAGATCTACAACCCGTCTGTTGGCAAGTACGACGTGGTGGTTGCGACCGGTCCGGGGTATGCAACTAAGCGCCAAGAGGCACTTGAGGCAATGGCTCAACTGTTGCAGGGCAATCCGCAACTGTGGGCGGTCGCTGGCGACTTGTTTGTGAAGAATATGGATTGGCCTGGGGCGCAGGAAATGGCAAAACGGTTTGCCAAGACGATTGATCCCAAGCTCATGGGCGATGCCGAGGACAACCCAGAACTGCAAGCCGCGAACCAGCAGATGCAAGCGATGGCGGCAGAACTGGATCAGTTGCACCAGATGTTGCAGAATGTCGGCAAATCAATGGAAGCGCAGGACATGGAGCGCAAGGACTACGAAGCCAAGATCAAAGCGTTTGACGCTGAGACGAAGCGCATCAGCGCGGTTCAGGCGGGTATGTCAGAGCAGCAGATACAAGACATTGCGATGGGCGTGGTGGCTGCGGCTATGGAATCACAGAGTATGTTGATGCCGGAAATGCGTGAGCAACCTACGCAAATGGAAATGATGCCGGAACAAGCTGAGTACGCATTACAGCAAGGGGTTATGCAATGAAATGCGCGGATTTTGTAGGGATGTTATTTCTTGCGCGAGATGTAGCCCATAGCGTACATCTAAATACGCGCAGTTACAGCAAACACAAAGCTCTTGGTCATTTTTACGAATTGATTGTTGAAGCGGCAGATGATTTTGCTGAAGCGTATCAAGGTCGGCATGGTTTGATCGGCCCGATCACGTTAATGACCGCCAAGAAAACGACTAACATTACAGAATTCTTGGAAGACCAGTTAAAAGAAATCGAGGCTTGTCGGTACGAAGTTGTTGACAAGACGGATATGTCTTTGCAGCAGTTAATTGATAACATTATTGAAATTTACTTACGCGCCTTGTATCGGTTGCGTTTCTTGGCGTAAAAATCATGGAAAAACTAGTTGCATCTGGTCGGTTTCACGTTCTTTGTTATGACAAAGACGGAAATCTTAAGTGGGAAGAAAAGAACGACAATTTAGTTGTTAACGTCGGTCTTCAATACATGGCTGGCGTTGCGTTAACTAGCACTGCCCAAATTACAACCTGGTATATTGGTTTGTGGGGCGCTGGGGCATCTAATGCCCCGGCAGCGGGGGACACAATGGCAAGCCACGCTGGATGGACCGAGTTTACTGGATACAGTAATGCAACCAGAGTTTCCCCTACTTTTACTGCGGCCACCAACGCAAATCCTTCAGTAGTTACTAACGCAACCGCAGCAGCGTTTAGTATTAATGCTAGTGGTACGGTTGGTGGCGCGTTTTTAACCAGCGGCAGCGCAAAATCTGGGACTACAGGCACATTGTTTTCAGGATCAGATTTTACTGGCGGCGACCGTTCAGTTGTTTCTGGTGATACTTTAAACGTAACTTATACATTT